TCTATTGCTCCAACACCAACTGCAAGACCTGTCATGAGGAATTGATTGAACTTCTCTGTTCCTGCCTTGAGTTTTCCAATTTCTGCATCAGTGCTCTTTGTCTTTGTCTCAAGATCATCAAGACTCCACTCAGCCTTTGAAGTGCCTTGAGTGAAGCCCATTGTTTCAGCATCTAATTCATAAAATATTGAGCCTAGATTCATATGTTTGAAGTGTTTTTCTTATATTTGAATGATTTCCTTTGAGAGAGAAACTCCTCAAGAGAGAGTTCTTTGATCACTTTGAACTTGTGACCTGTGAGCATTCCAATTGTCTCAATACTCTGAGCACCTCTTGATTTGCCTTTCACTCCTGTGAGCTTCTCTCTTATGTCTTGAATGCTATCCTTTGCCTTGCTCACAGCCTTGTGATCAAGGACAGTCTTTGCACTCTTCCCTGTGCCTTCTGTCTTTGAAAAGTCTCTATTGTTAAGGGTGTTATAATCAGAGACAGCCAACATCCTTGAAAAGAAAATCTCACTGTGCCTTTTTTCCTCCTTCATTATGAATTCATGAGCTTTCTGAAGTTCTTCATGACTCCATCCCAGCAGTTCCTGCTTTGAGAAGCCTGTGAATTGAGCAATTCTCAGAATAACCTGAAACAGTTCTTCTCTGTCCTTGCTCCAGTTTAGGCTTTTGGGCGTGCCTGCTCAGTGATTCCATTCATGATCTGCATTATTTCAGCAGATGTCAGATTGACCAGATCAGCAATCTCAGGCTTTTCAGTCTGTTCCTCATCAAGAACCATCTTTGAAAGCATATATTCAGCAACTTCTTTTGTTGCCAATGTCTGAATTTCCAGATCCTTTGCTTGCTCTTGAGTTATGTTTCCATAATACTCAAAAGACTTCTTGTCCTCAATGAGTTCTTGCTGTCCCACAGCATAGAATTTGAGCCTTTTGTTCCTGATTTTGATTGTGACGATTTTCTTTTCAAAGAATGACATATTGTTTTGATTGTTTGATTATTATCCAATGTAAGCAGTTGCAGTTGCACCTGTTCCAGCACCTCCAGTGATTGCCACTGTTGGAGCTGTGGTGTAGCCAGAGCCTCCATTGGTGACTTTGATTGCTGTGACTTCATCTCCAGTGATGATTGCCTCAGCTGTTGCACCTGTTCCAGCACCTCCAGTGATTGCCACTGTTGGAGCTGTGGTGAATCCAGAACCGCCGTTTGTGACAGTGATGAAGGTCACAATTGGATCTGGAACACTGATTCCCTCTCCAACCTTTGCTGAGTCATAGTTTGGTGTGTCATAGTCAGGCATACCTTCAAGAGTTACGTCATGACCAGATGAATCATCAGTGTTGAAAAGCCATTCCAGAGTTTCATCTGAGAATGCTCTTGGTAACTGAAAAGAAAGAGGATTGTCAGAGTCTGATCCATACCAGACACCATCTCTCTCATGGTGAATGTAGCCTGTTATAAATACAGGAGGGATGACAATTCCAGCTTTTGATGAGATGCTGAATGTTCCTTTTGCTCCATCAGATGGATCAATCCCTGTTGCAGTGAGCCAAGGGAAAAGCCTTGCAATGATCTCTTTGTGCTCATGCTTCAGAGTAACTGTGAGCATTGGTTTTGTTCCTCCAGTGTGAACTTTTCCAGTTGCTTCTCCAGTGATTCCAAATTGAGTCTTTCTGAGACTTGGATCAGCTGTGAATTTGAAATCATTTTTTCCTAAGAATCCCATTGAGGTTGCTTGAATAAAGACCTCACATGCTCCAAGGATGACGTCTGATAGGTTTGAATTGTTGATGTTCATATGTTTTGAATGCTTAATTGTTTGAATATTATTATTTTATAATGGGCAGGGCAATCCCTTATGATGGGAAAACTCTTGGATTGGTGTGAATGTTCTTTTTGTCTGGATCTTCAAAGATTAGCTTGAATCTTGTCAGATACAGGTTTTGATTGTTTGTGTTTCTGCTCCAATTGTGAGGCTCTGTGATGCATGAAATTCTTTTGAATCTCACTGGAGTCCCAGTTGAGATCAATCTCCCATACCATCCATTGAGAAGAGCCTTGATTTGCTTTGATTGACTGATTGCAGTTGTGAGTGATGCATTTTTGACATATATCCCAATGACAGCTGTTGTGATTGGAAAGTTGTCATCATTGCTGATCTCTGACTCAGATTCAATGTTGATCTGATTGCTGTTGATTGCATCTGATTGATTATCTGTTGCAACAAAACCATCAAAGAAAACATTGCTGAAGCCATTTGCTTTCAGAAATTGTTGGATGTCTGATCTATAATCATTCATGATCTTATTTTTTCAATTTAGTTTGGGAGATATAGAAATCAAATCTCTCTTGAAGGAATTCAAGAAGCTGAGTCTTGTTGTCCTGAACAGGTTGAGAGAGGAAGAAGCTTTTTCCTCCTCCAGGTCTGTTCTGGATCTCTCTTGTGCCATCTTCTCTGATGCCTTGATGGATATACATTGCATACTCCTCATTGTAACCGCAAACCCATTTGCCATTGATTTTCTCAACAGTAAATGAAGATTTGAGCAATCCCTTGTCAACAGGAACATGAGGCTCTGAAATCTCTTGAATCTTGTTTCCAAGATCAGACAATGCAAGATTGAATGCATATTCAACAAGTGTTGTCTGAACATTCTTGAGATTTGATCTCACTGTTTCAATTCCTTTCAAGGGCATCAGTTTGATTTCCAGTTTTCACAGAATAGTTGACAGCCAAAGAGCTCATCTTCATCTCTCCATTCATTTTTGGAGATGACTTTGAATGACTCTGAATCAACTGTGATTCTTGATCCAATGGAAACATTCTGAGCAACTTGAATCATCTTTGTTGCTTGAACATCATTTCCCCTTGCATCTTTGACAATTTTGGAGATCTCAACCGCTCTACATGGAACATCTTCAGTAATGTCAGAGAATGTTTCATTCTTGGCATCATCAAAGCTCAATCCAGAGCTGATCTCACAGAGTTGATTCAGTAGTTCATCCATGGCTTCAAATTAACTTATTGTTTGAATGTTGAAACCAAGAGCATCAATGATGTCTCTTGCCTTTGGAGCAATTCTGTTTTCAATCGTGTCATCTGATCCATCAGCATTTGTGTATGAATAGGATGTTCCAATTGATTCAGATTTCTTGGTTGTCTTGCCTCTCTTCTTGAGATTGGCTTTGTCAAACTCAACTTGATATGCAACCGCCTGAGCAATCTCCATTGGGATTGTTTTGAATCCTCTGTCCAGATCTCTTCTCATGGGATATTTGCCCAGTTGATAAGTTCTGCAAGCAAGCTCTCCTGTGATTCCAAGTCCAGATTTGATTGTCAAAGTGTCTCCATCAGATGAGAGGATTGGAAATCTCTTTCCATAATGCTCACCATCTTCAAGGATCTCAATGACTTGGAACTTGAAATGATTCTTTGACCAGCTTCCAGATGGAAGTGTCACAGAACCATCAGCAAAAGTTGCACCTGTTGCAAATGTCTTTGAAACTGCAACAGCCTTCCCCAGCAATGAAGTTGGCAGAAATAGTGCTGTGTAGTCATCAATGAGCTGAGACGCTGAATTGATCTCTGCATCAGTGATTGTCAATGACTTTCCAAGGATCTCATTGATTTGAGTTGCGTTTGAGTATTGTCTGAGGTTTTCCATAATGTGATTTGATTTTGATTGAAAGAAAGCCCTGCATCTGCAAGGCTCTCTTTGTTATTCTTCAGAGCCAGCTGACTCATTCTGAGAGCGTTTTGCAACTATCTCATCAATCATGTCTGCCTTTGAATTGCTGTTTGTCAATTTAGTTTCAGGATCTAGTTCAACAAGAACCTTCAAGAGCTCTTTTGCTGAAAGTGCCTTCAAGTCTGCATTTGGATCATTTTCCTCTGCTTCCTTTTTTGCTTTGGCTTTTGCCTTGAAATCAACATCTGTTGTTTTGGAAGCCTTTTCAAACTTTTCCCAGTAGGTTCCTGCTTGATAGTCAGCAACCTCTTGAGATGTTGCTTTTTTGTAGCCTTCCTTTTTTGAATAGATGTATTTGAAGTCATATTCAGTTGCTTCAAATATGATTCCGCTTCTTATAACTTTTACAAATAGAGTTTTTTCTTGTGCTTGTTCCATAGATATTGAATTTTGATTGATATATTGTATTTAGTTTATTGATTAAGCTGTAAGTGCTGATGCTCCTCCAAGGATGTTCCAGATTCGGTGCTCAACAACAACTCCACCAGAGTCAATGTCATCAGATACTTCAGCGAATCCATAGACTGCATCAAGTTTGCCTCTGACAACAAGTCCTCCATTAGTGTCAGCGGTTGTCTTTGTGTAAAGGAATTGCATTCCTTTATATTTCACAATTGATTGCTTAGTGCTATTAACAACAGCCAATGGCAAGATTGGAGTGACAGCTGAGGTCTCAATGTATGCTGAACCAACTGGATCAGATACTGGAGTTGGTCTCTCGTAGTAGCTGTCATTGTAGAAGTACATATTGAAGAAACCTCCAACATAGAATTTGTCAGATGCAATGTTGTTTGCTGGATTTTGCGCTCCTGCTGTTGGAACATTTCCCATGACATTTTGAAGATCAGCAATCACTGAAGCCTCTGCAAAGTATAGTGGAGCAAGTCTCACATGAATTGGAGTCTTGGCACTGATGCCTTGAGTTGTTGCTCTAGTTCTTAGATTCCTGAAAACAGTTGCATTCAATGCACTTCCTGCAGTTCCAAGATTATCAGCAAGAGATGCTGTTCTGAGTCGTGCATTCACTGTGATCATGTAACGCTCCATCATCACTCTCATTGCTTCCTCCATCATGTCCTTCTCCATGTCAGCATCAATCATTGATTGATCAATATTTCCAAATGAGAAGCCTTTTGTGAGTAAATAATCAAGGGTGACATCAATTCCACCGTATGCAGCATCTTCATATGCTGGAGATCCTGTGGTGATGTTTGTTAAGTTAGTAGGAACAGAAAGCTTTGGCTTGACTCTGACTTGTGTTTGAGAGTGTTGCTTGAAAGTTCTGTTCAATTCTTCTTGAACAAGATTGTTGTTGGTTGCGAAAATTGGCACTTCAACATCTTGAAAGAGTCTGTCAAGAGCTGAAACCAGTCTTGTTTGAAGATCAATGTTTGTGATTTGAGCACTTGGTGCTCCTGTGATGTTACTTGGCATAGTTTAGAATAGCTTTGTGAATTGTTTTGTGATTACACTTGATGTCCTCTCTCTCTCAATACAGCATCAATTGCTTCTTTATTTTTTCCATATGCTTCTGCATCTCCTGATTGAACAATCCTGACTGCTTCCTCATATGTGATGCCTTGAGAGGCTTGTGGACTCTTTGTGTTGCTTGTTCCAACTTTCATTGGAGTTTTCTTCTGCTCTGAAAAGAGTGAAGGCTTGTTCTGTCTGAGATTTTCAACATACTCATCAAGATTTGAAGGATTGTTTTGATCATCAAACTCAACCTCTTTCAATGCTCTATCAAGTACAAAATCAATGAATTCAGGATGAATCCCCATTTGTGCAAGTTTCCCATTAAGTTTGAGTTCTCTGTTCTCCTTTTGAAGTGCTGAGATCTGTTCAGATGCCTGTTTTTGATCCTTCTCCATTAACTCCTTGAGGTTTCCTTGTTCCTCAAGTCGTTTTCTTTCTTCATCCTCTTTCTCTTTCTTGAATCGTGCATTCTCTTCTTCCAACTTTTGAGCTTTGAGCCTCAGTGATTCAAAGTTTTTGGATTGTTTTGATTTGAAATCATCATCATTCCCTTCACCTGAATCTGAGCCTTGCTGTTCAGCAGTCAGTTTTGGATCTTGCTGATCCGTGTTGTTTTGAGCGTTTGGATCTTGAGTGTTTTGAGCTTGTGAGTTCTGTGAGTTGTTTTGAATATCTGACATAGTTTGTCCATTCGTCTTGACTTTACAGAGTGAGTTGACGAGCTCACACTGATTAGATTCACCATATTCAAAATAGATGGGCACATCAAGAATCTACTCTTCAGCCAGCCACTCTCTCATGAGGTAATATGATGACCATTCATCCCTGATCCATAATGGGATGAATCCAAGAAAATCGTTTCCAACTATGAAACCGATGAATGAGCCCTCCTCAGAATCGAAATCAAGCTCACTGTTCTTCCAAATCTTATATGAGAACTTGAAAGGATAGTTTCCATTTTCATCCATGTTCTCAGGATCTGTCACATACGAGAAAGCAGACACCAGAGCCTCATCAATGTTTGGCTCTCCCTGTCCAGTATAATCAAGGGGAATCATCTTGCATGATCCATTCAGCTTACAATCATAAAATATTTCAATCATATCAATCCTGTTTTTCTGAATAGATAATTCTGGACACATTCTCAACCAAAAATGACATATAGTATGCCAGATGTTCATTTATTTCTCCCAGTTGAATTGCAACTCCAACATTGAACAAAGAGACCTCCAGGATATGCCAGCACTCATGAGCAATGATTGCATGCTGTCTGAATTCATCTGCTTCAAAAAACTTCTCTGAGAAATAAAATGCTGTGACAGTGTTCACATCAAGATCATTGTTCTCATGTTGGTGATAGATTGCTTTCCCCAAACAGTTCCATGAGGTAGCTTCAAACTCATCTGGAAAGTATTTCTTGAATTCCCTCTTGCTAAGGATGAAGAATCTGAATCCATAAATTGGATCATCAAAATATTTCATTGCTTTTTTCTTTGCCATATCAATTGAATTTGATCTTTGTTGGAATATAGGGGATCAATGTATGTCTGCAGTAGGGATGTCTGATTCCTCCTCCTCTTGTGTAATCCCCAGAGAACATGATTGAACTCAGTGATGGATATTCATCTGATGTGCCACTTATTGAGACAATTTGTCCTGAATACTTTTGGCACATGGGAGACTCCCCAGAATGCTCTGAGACCTTCACAAGATCAGAACCCTTTTCAATTGACTTTGAAAGAACCGCTGAATCTCTTCCATTCATGATTGTTTGCCTCACAAGCCTCTCAGCCGTTGCTTTGAGTGAATAGTTCCTTGCATTGCCTTTGGCATCAAGAGCAGTGAATCCAGTGATTCCTCTGTTCAGTAATGTTCCAACAACTCTCTCCCTGATCTTTTGCCTTGCTGTCCCCAAAATTTGACCTTGAGCAATCTGAGAAAGCAGTTCCCTCTGAACATCTTGAGTTGTTTGGCTGATTACTTTCTGGATATTCAGATATGAGTTTGAAAGGACTGATTCAAGCTCCATTCTTGCATCTTCAAGGATTGCGTCAGCATTTGAAATGATGAATGCTGGAGCTCTGGAATCAACAACATCAAAACCTCCCTCAAGGTTTACATCCTCAAGAGCATCATCAACCTCCTTGATTCCTGACTTATATTCAGCAAGCGTCTTTTCTTCCATGAACTCCAGTGTTGGCTGTTCAAGGTCTTGGAGTTGCTGTCTGATTTGTCTCAGAAGCTTTCTCTTGCTTGCTGTTTTGGTTGGATCAGAGTTTGCAATTGCATCAAGAATCTCAGTCTCTGCTTTCTGATAGAGTTTGGAAATGGATTCAATGTCTTTTTCTGTGACCCCTTCAATCATATTTATTCAGTAGCTTGAGCCCTCACAACTGGAGGATTGAAAATGTTGTTCTCTGCTTCAATTTGATTTGCCTTTTCTTGTGCCTGCTCCTCAGTCATTGCATTGATTCTTGCAATAGCATCAACCTTGGTTGTCAGAGCATTGTTCAGCTTCATCTCTTCCTCTTCAATTATTTCTTTGACTGAATCAATCAGACCATCCTTGAATTCAATTGATGGATATTCAGCTTCAATGTTGTCTGAATTGGCTTCGTTATGGAGCTGAATTGCTGTGAAGATGATCTTCCTCATTGATTCCTTGAGATAGTCAATCTTTGCCCTTGCTTTCAATAGCGATCTTTGAGCAAGCCTTTGAATTGCTACACCTGACATGTTTCCAAGTGAAATATCAGGATCAATCAAAACCTTTGAGAGCTTTGACTCATCAAGCATCATTCCCCTGAGCAATTTGATCTGTTCTCTGGACTCATTAAGCGATGCATCCCAAGTCAAATATTCAGCTTTCTGAGTGCCATCCTTTGATGTTGGAATGAATTCCAGCTTCTCAATTAGCTTCTGAGCAACCATGTTCTCAAAAACTCCCTTCTTGTTTTGATACATATCCCGTGCTTGATCTGCTGACTCAAAATCAAAATCAACAGCCTTGTCATTTGCTGAAGTCACTTCTTGAATTGCTTGCTTCATGACTGATGCTGGAACAACCATCTTTGGGTGAGCGTGCTTCTTCAATACATATTGGATCTGATTCATATTGAAATTCGTATTGAATACTTTTGCAATCAATGGCTCAGTATAGTCTGAAACCCCAAAGAAGTCCTCTGTGGTCTTGAGGTTTGGAATATGGAAGATCAATGGAAGATGAGCAGTTGTCTCATATTCAAGCACAAGGCTGAATTCACCTTCTTCAGTCACAGGACTGTTTGTCACTGCAAGATCTTGAAGCATCTCCCCAAAGTATTCAAGAGGTGAGACTTGCACAACTGCAACATCAGAATTGTCCTCATTTGTCACTCTCTTATATGAAACCCATTCAATTTTGCCTGCAGTGTGAACCTCCAAGAGGATTGCTGTGAGCTGAGGATTGATCACTTCCTCATGGTATTTGATATGTCCTTGAGCATCTGATGGATTCATGGGATCGAATATCGGAAACCACATGACCAGAGGGAGAGGATTGAATCTGACAACTCCTTTCTCAGCTCCGTTCTCAATCACAGTGTCAACAGTCAAAGCTCCAACTGATTCACCTGCATGTGACGCTGTTTGAGTCATCTCTCTCATCTTCCTGAAAAAGTTGTTCTCCTGCTTGAAATTATCAAAGAACTCCTTTGCTTTTTCATCTTTGAACTTCACGATTGGATTTTCTCCCCAAATCAGATCAGTGATCTCATCAGTCAGAACTCCTGTGAAGTTATATGATAAGTATTGCACCATGGGATCTGAGAAATATTCAAATTGGTTGATGTTGAACACTTCACGATGCTTGCCCTCATAGAGCAATTTGTTTTTCTGATATGTTGCGAACCTTGGATGTGATTTGTTTACGAAGTCAAAATATGTTTTCATATGCTTTCAGTGATGATGAATGTGGTTTCAGAGCTGAATGTTCTGATTGTGAATTTGTATCTATAGGAATAAATGAGCCTCACTCTATAGATTCCCGCCTCCCATTGGCAGGTTTTGTCAGTAGCAAACGCCACTGGATCGTATTTGTGCACTCCATACACTTGATTCATTTCTGTTTTTTTTTGGAGGTACACATCATTCATTTCAGGATCAGAATCATATGGCTTGAATGCCTCCCTGTCATCTTGGAGGACAACCTTGTTTGCTGAATAAACAACTTCAGTTGGAACAACACTCCTGATTATAGAATTTGTGACAAGATTAACCTCAAAAGGCTGACATTTTTCAAATAGATATTCAGACTTTACAAATTCAAGCTTGATGTGCTGTCTATCATCAAGAACATCAATGACTCTTGCTGACCCTTCAAGACCAAATGTCATGATCAAGGCAATGATCACAATGAATGAATACACAAAGCCCCTGAATATTAGTTTTTGGCTGATTATTTGACTGATTCTTTTGTTGTTCATAGATCGTTTTCTTATTTCTTCAGGAGTGATTCCAATATTTTTGCAAATGATTCTTCATTGAAGATGCCTGCTTTGTGCCACTTTTCAAACTGTGCTCCAAGCAAACCAACAATCACAGTGAACTTCACCATGAAATCAAGTTCAAACCCTGCAATGATCCCAGTTTGCTCAATAACAAGCATGAATCCCAGAATCAATTGAATAGTGCTCACTGAGACAATGAATTGTTTTCTCTGGACAATACTTGCCAGCACATAGCCACAGAGCCCTGATGCTACTCCATAGAGGCTCATCACAGTTGGCTGTTGTGAGAACAGTTGAAAAAAGTTCATGATGTATTCCATATCTATTCAGTTTTTTGATTTTTTCTATATTCTTTTGATCTGTGGAAATAGTGCCTCAATCTCACATAGGAAAGTGCTCCATAGATTGTGAGACAGATGAAATATGGAGAGACAAATGTGAGCATCACTCCAAGGAGCATCATCATGAATGCTCCTTCCTGAAGGAATCTGAACACTTGGATCAAGCCAAACATTCTCTTGTTGAGTATCTCTTGCACCTCAATTGAGTCTTGCTCAAAGAGCTCATCATTGAGCTTGTTGATTGCATCATTTATGGATTCAATAAGTCTTTCAATCATATCTCAACACTAGCTAATTTTCCAATGAGTTTGTTCATTCCAAAGAAGAACAAGAATCCAAGTGAGACAATTCCAGCATACCCCCACATGTAGGGATAATATTGAGCAGGAACATATTGAGTCATGAATGCAACTATTCCAGCCAGAAGTCCTGTGATTGTTGCCCATTTGTCAACACTGAACTGAAGCCAGCCCAAAAGCCATTGGGAGGTTGAAGGCTTTTCTTTTGTCAACCTGTCATGCTCATCAAGAATGTCAGAAAGAAGATCAGCAATTTCCTCTGGATCTGTGGTGTTCTGCAATACTTCAATGATGCTTATTGGTTTGACGCTTTGTTGCGTTTCTTGTTCCATAGGGATTTGATTATCATTTACAATTGGAGTTTCAGACTCATCATCTGGAACTTTCACATCAGTCTGAGTCTCTTCTTTGGGCAGTTCAACCTCAGTGATAGGCTCAGGCTTTGGAGTCTCAACAACAGGCTTTTCTGGAGCTGGAGGAATCACAGTGACAGGAACAGGCTGAGGAGCTGGAGGAGGTGTGAAATAGAATCTTTCAGGGATCAGGATCTCCTTTCCTTCAATGAGCTTGAATGTGTTCCAGTTTTCAGCTCTGACACCGTTTGCATAGGCAATTGTGCCAAACATCCAGATGAAGTCATTGAAATTGCTTTGATTGATGTCAATTCTTGGATCAATGTCCTCAATGATGTGAGTGAGACCTTGACCGCTTTTCACAACATACTTCCTCAAAGGCTCATCAAGAGGCTTCACGGGTTGCTCAACAGGCTTTGGAATAGCTTCTGTCAAAGGCGTGTATTTTATAGCAGGTAATTGATTATAGAGAACATCACCACAGCAGGCTGTTGAAGGCGTGCCATATATCTTTGAGATGTCCTTGTGAGCAATCAACCAATTGTCACCATGAACAGTCTTTGAATATCGTTTTTGTAATGTATGAGCCAACCAGTGAAGGCTCTTGAGCTGTGCTGGAGTAGGTTGATCATTTTTGGGATGGTGAAAATATCCATCAACAAGGATGCTCAATGAGAATGAATTGTGACTGTCAGTCCATGTGAGATCATCATCATGGTTGATCTGATAGATTGATCCATCTCTCATGATTGCATAATGATATGAAAGCCCAGCCCAGCCATTGTTGACGTGCCAGCCCTTCATTGTCTGAAGTCTTGCTTCATTTGATTGATTATCCTGAGCATATGCTGAATGGTGAACAACAATGTGCTTCAAGCCTGCAAGAGGTCTTTTCCTCCAGTTCACTGTTGTCTTGTATTTGTAGATTGAATTGATAATGTTTGACATATGTTTTTGATTAAGTTGTTTGATTTCCATCAGGGAAGAAGTTCCCAGCAAGGACAACATCTGTTGACTGTTCTTGCCTGAATCCTGACAGTGCATTGTTCTTTGTTATATTTCCAACCACTGTGATCCTTGATCCAGTGTTGACCCCGATTCCTGATTTGAAATTGTTTGTTGAGATATTGCTTGAAATAACAATATCAGAGACATTCTGACCAATTGAAATCCCATTGAATACAGCAGAGGTTGGATTGTCACTCTGATCCAGTGTGCTTTGTCCACATTCATGAGTTTGGTTGCCAATGACAATGACATCAGAAGTCAATCCACCAGAGCCTGTGACTGATATTCCAGCCCCTTTTGCTCTTGTGATGTAATTGTTGGAAACACTGCCCTTGCTTGATGCTCCAATGAATATCCCTTCACTGGATGAATCAAAGGACTTGCAATCAGAAACCTCAAAATCGTTTGACATTGAGACAGTGATTCCATCACAGTTTTCTTCAATTAAGTTGTGAACTCTGATCCTTGATGAGTTCCTGATCCAGACAGATTGACTCTCTCTTGAACCCTCAGCACCTGCATTCTTGACAATGACATCTGAAATCTCAACATCTGTTGCATCCTGAATACATACCCCACAAAGCCTCCCTTGTTGGTTTGCACCGTTTGCATCAATGATCAGGTTTTTCATCTTAATGTTTTGAGTTCCTTCAGAGACAAACATTGCAGGTCTCATCCCTGAAAGAGTGCTTGCTGAGAAATTGTCATCTGCTTTTATAACAACAAAGGGATGCTTGCCTTGAAGCTCTATGTTCTCAGGAAGAGTCACAAACTGTGAAACAGTCATTGAATCAAGAAAGACAGTTCCTCCTCCATTTGCTGAGGTCTCATTGATTTCATGTTGAAGAGGTGAGATCATATTTTTTTTTGATGATAGGAGACAATTTCAGCCACATGAGCAACTGATTCATCAACAATCAAATGATTGATTCTCCCATTGAAGAAGGCTGTTGAGTTATCCTTCCCAATCCTGTCAAATATCATTGTGCCTGCTTGTGCTACATCACCAAACAATCTGACAGGAGCTCCTCCATTTACTCTGAGATCAACTTTGTTGTTTGTGTTTCTAGTGATTGTCAGAATGCCAAGCTGATCCTGAGCAAATGGGAAAGCTTGTGAGCTGTCTCCTGTGGTGAATACTCTGAAAAATAAGTTTCCGCTTGCTGATACTGTTCCAAACTTCTCATCAGTGCTGGATGAACCCAAGAACATTCTTGTTCCTGCAACAAGCGTGTTTGTATCAAGAACAATTGAAATGGTGAATTGACCTGCAAGAGAGATCTGAGATATGGACTGCATTGAATCAGAGCCATCAAAGTTGATCCCAGCTGATTCCAGTTTTGGCTCTTCTCCAACTGGTGCATTGAAATGATTTGCATTTGAACTCTTATCTCTCCATTGAGTCACAAGACCTCCAGAGGATGTCACAGATGACCTGTCATCCTGCTCAAGCCACAAGGCAAGCGTTGGAATATCAATGGGAGAAAATGATTCTCCTCCCGTCATCATTTGGAAAACAGCAGGATTCAAGTTCATATCTAATCAATTTGAATGTATATGTTGGAAGCACCTTTCAATTCAGTGTTGGCAATCATTGAAGAATTATGAAGCACAAAGATCACATCAGCTGGAACAATACATTCAGCCCCTGTTGCTCCTTGTTTTATAGTGAAAGAAGCTGAGCTCCAGATTTTCACAGTTCTTCCCATTTCGACATTTTGCCAGCCTGAAATTGTGCTGAGCTTTGCAAGTGTTGCAGAATTTAGAATGTAAGTCATGGAGCAATCATTCATCTTTTCAATGGGCACAGCAACCCCATCATCCAAGATCATTGATCACATATTGAATTGCTTGTTCAGCAATCATGCAACAAAGCACTCTGTCATCTTTAAATTTGCCCAGTGCCTGAGGCTTCCCTTTTATAACATGGAAAGTCATCATCTCTCTGAGTGTCTCAATGTCGTTGATCCTGTTGAAACCGCTCTCAAACTTGTCTCTGAAGTCAACAAGCATCACAGGTCTTGTTGCTGTGTTTGTTTCCCATCCAAGTTTGGGCACTCTCACAAGCCTCTGATTCTGGACATCCTGAACATATCTCTGGAAAATAAGATCTTCATCCCATCCATATTCAATCACATATTTGAGAACAGCTCTTCCCATGTTGTTTGTCTCAATAGCAATCAAAGCTCCTCCATATATCTTTGCAACCCAGATTGCCATCTTTGCTGTCATCTTCTCCCCAATCTTTCCAGTTGCCTCAGCAACCTCCTCTCTTGTCTCAACCTCAAAGACTTTGATTGAGGTGTTGTCTCCTCCCTCTCCTGTTGATGGATCAACTGCCACAACATATCTCCTCCCTGTTTTTGGCTTGCTCCAGATCTTGAAACCATTCTTCTTGAAGTAAGTGATGCCCTTTGATTCAAGTGCTTGGATTCTCCTCATTGCTGTATCAATAGCAGATTGAGCAAAGAACATCTCTCCTGATGATTGGAAGCCTTCAGTGACAGTGAAGGGATATTGAGTCTTGATGTCACTTCTGAGAGTCTGTGCTTTTTTATAATACCAAAACCACTGATCTTCAGTGATTCCATGCGTTGCCATTGGATCAAGGCACAGATCAAAATCTCTTGCTTTCCTTGCATAGTCCTCTTTCCATGATTGATCCTCTGGAGCTTTGAGTGTGCATTCACTATCCATGAACCATCCAAGAAACAAAACTTCATATTCAGAAGAGGGATCATTCAAATGCTCAATTGTGAACTGATAGAATTCCCCTTGTCCTCCATCAGGTGTGCTCTCAAAGATGATTGCATCAGCATATTGCCCAGCCTCCAAAGTTCCTGCTTTCATTTCATTGTATAGTTTGGGAGTCATGCTCATCTTTCCAGCCTCTGAGATATGAATGAAGTTGAATGTTCCAGATCGTGCACTCAAGCCCACTGTGACAGATGATTTGCTCAGGTCTCCATCAAACATCAATTGTCTTGTGTTGTTCCTGTTGACTTCATATAAGCTCCTGAACTTCTTTGGATAGTTATCAAATGCAAACTTGATCTTCTTCTCAAAGATGTCATTTGCTGAAGCCTTCTCATGTGCCATTGTATATGCTTGATACCCTTTGACCTTCATCACCAGAGCCAATTGAACAAGTTGCAGGAGTGTTGTGATTCCTTTTTGCCTTCCTTTGATGATGATGAGCCTGACTCTCTCTCCTTTGCTCCACTTTTCAAGAATCTTTCTGAGAACAAGGATCTGAGCATCATTTGGAGTGAACGGCTCAATTCCATCCTGCTTTGTGAGGATCTTGAATCTTTTCTTTGTGCTCAATAAGAGTGAGAGGTTTTTTGGATTCATTTATTCTTGATTTGTCTTGATCTTAACATTTGGGAATAAGAGACCATTATCAATCTCAATACAAACAACATTTTCAATGAATTCCTTGAACTCAGGAAGATCCTCAGCATCCATCTTCAATTTTGCTTGTGCTGATGATTCCCTCCATTTGAGCCCTGTTGAATTCAGAAGCTCCTCTTTGTATGCTCCCGCTCTCAATATATCAACAAATGCACCTCTCCAGCTTTTGTCTCTTGTGTAGATTTCCATCTCATCAATGGTCTTGAATGTATATTTCTTATTTTGTGACATAGGTTATGAATAAAATTGATTTTTATACTTGCTTAGATTAAACAAGCCAATGATCTCATCATGTGTTGGCTTGTCTGCTTTGATCATCTTTGCTTTCTTGATTATCTTCAAAGCATTGAATGCTGTCCTTGTGTTTTCATGATAATAGATCAGCCCGTATTTCTCAGGTATTTCTTCAGGACTAATCAGACCAACAGGGCAAACATAATAAAAGTAATGTGATCTAGTGGTTTGATGTTTCAGCTCAATTGGAGTTTTCTTCCAGCCACTGTCAACAAAGAATTCATTGTTATAAACCCCTTTCTTGAAGTCCTTCAGGAAGTCTGCTCTGCTGATCTTTATCTCATATTCAAACACCGTTTCTCCTTTTGACAGTGATAGAATATCGCATTCATATCCTCTCCAGAAAGTGTTGGGCATTGCACAGAGTCTCTGAGCATTGTGACAATGCCACTTCACAGAGTTCTGAATGTCTTTGGTTAAACTAGTTTCTGACATATGCATTATGTTTTAATTCTTGAAATGATTTCTGATTTGAGTCTTTGGATCATGCTGGTCTCTTCAGATGGACTTGTAAGCATTGCAATGAATTGATACCTTGTGAAGCTCAATTCAGCTGTGCAAGACTGCCACTGGTCTCTGTAGTATTTTTTTACAATGAACAGATCTGGAGTCTTTCTTGCGATTGTGTAGGTGTCATCTAGTTGGAGCATATTATCTTGCTGATTGTTTATTTTCTTGAATCTTCATGGTTGGTTGCTGTTTTTCAATGGAGCTTGCCAAGAAGATGATTGCATTGTGGATGTCTTGATCCATTACTTTCAACCCCAGTTGTTGGAGTGCTGTTGCAACTTTTGTGTATGATTCAATTGATGCGTGTGATGTGAGTTTTTGACTTTCCATATTATTTTGATTGTTTGGTTTTTTTTGATTGAATTTTATTCTTTGGCTTTGCCATCACTTTTCTCTTTGCAGGCTTCAGCCTTTTTGGAGCTTGCACCTCTTCCATTGCATCATCAAGCAGAATCATCTCTTCATCCTCTTGAGCATCAAGGACATCATCAAGGCTTAGGTTTCTGTTTTCCTGAATAATTTTATCAACCCAGCCAAAATTGTTCTTGAGGCTGAAAACAACTCCAGATGATGATGATTTCCAGAGTGACTCAACATTGTAAGCATAAACAATCCCCTTGATTTGCTCCAATGTGTCAGAAAACTCAGGATCACCAGCATATTGTGATCTTGTCTCTCTTGTCCATCCAACAAAAGCATCAAAGCCTTGCAACGTGTATGGTTTGAACTGTTCCCAAACAATCTGATCTTCCTCATCCAAGATTGTTGAGCCAAACATGTTGAGTTTTGGTCTGAAACATGAAGCCATGTATTCCTTGAAAAAGTTCTGAAGATCTTCTTTTCCTCCAAAGATCTTTGGTCTGCCCATCTTTTTCTTGTCATCAGGCGTTTCAGAACTATCATCAGGCTCTGTCTTTGCCACCTCTCTGAAGAGGTGTGGACTCTCTTGAGTGATTATCCTCTGAAGCTTGTTCTCTTGTCTCATTTGATCTCTGATGAGCTCCTTTTGCGTTGGAGTGTTGTTCTCTTGTTCAGATTTCTTTGGTTTGGTTGGTGATTTCTTCGTTTTTGCCATACTTAGTCAATTTTATATTGTTTGATGAGATTCCTGCTGAAAGCATTATTCTCTTTGCTTTTCGTCTGAGAGCATCAATGCTGTGCCTTGACAGTATCTTGATGATCCAGATCTCCTCATCATTCGTCCATTCATAGTTGAATGAGTTGGTTGAAATGAAACTCCCTCTTTTTGGAATGCTGATCCCTCTCTCTTTGAGGGTTTCAGCAATGGTTTTTTTCTTATGATCTGACATTTTTCCCCCTTGATAAGTTGATGAATATCTCTGGAGCTTTTGGAAGCTCTATGTTCTCACGCTCCTCAAAAACTGTTGGAGCTGTTTGACGTGTCTGAAAATAGAGCTTTGCTAGAAAATAAGCTATTGCAACAAGTGCTCCCGTTTGGATGAGTGTGAAGATCATTGTTGTGATCAGTGCTATGATTGAGATGATTTGTGGTGACATATTTTTAGGATTTTGAAATGTTTTTTGAGTTATAGTTTGGAGATCTTATCAATTACAAAAACAGTCTCTCTCATGATTATCAAAAATGCAAGCATCCAAATCAAATGGAATGGAATTGCAATGAGTATGAACTCAATGAAATCAAACCAGATGATGATGCTCATGAGTGAATTTGAAGTTTGTGAATAAAATCCAAGAAGGAAGATGAATGTGAGTGTGATTGATACGATTCTGAAGATTAGTCTGATGTCTATTTTGCCCATAGTGTTTGAAATTATTTCTTTGATTCCTCCAGCCTCTCAGCAATTTTTGCATAAAGGACAGGATTTGCTTTCTTCAATCGTCTGAGTGCATCTTCATCAGTCTTTGCATATCCTCCTGAATCAGAGACTTTCTCTCCCCACTTTGCCAGAATCAGATCATTGATCTCATCAACAACAAATCTCACATTCTCATCTCTGAGCTTTTGGATATAGCGATTCATGTCATTTCTGCTGTTGAATGAATATGGAACAACTAGGGTTGGAATAGGGTTGGAATTGGTCTGAATTTCTTTTTTTTCTTTTTTTTCTTTTTTTTCTTTTTTTTTGTGACTACTCTTTTGACTATACTGTACATTTTTGTACAGGGGGTCTGTACATTTTTGTACAGGGTTGTCTTCATTTTCTGCTGAGTTATCCACAGGCTCTGAGCAATCGTGATCATACACTTCAAAATCACAAGTTTGACCCATCTG